TCAAAAACATGAGGTCTGACACTAGAAGCACCAAAGGGTGTCTGCCTTCTTATCATAGCATTGGTTGGTGTTGTTGGGTTCTGGTCAAAAGCAGGAACAATAAATTCAGAAGTAGAAGTAAATACCTGCAAGTCTCTATTAGATACAATATGCTTAATGGTATTAATCTCACCAATGCTAGATTTAATTTGAATAGACTCACTATCTTGTGCTGTACCTATATCAAAATTAAAATACTCACCAGACTGACTACTCCACAATCCATCAGGCTCACCTAATGTTCCACCAAACCATAATCTGTTTTCATGGAAAGCTACTGCCGCAGGGTATCCTCTTACTGAAGAAAAGGATTGCTCACTCCAATCCCCTGTTGCCGCATTTGTTTTTATCTTAGGAGAACCACCACCATCTGCTGAAGAAGTTGCAGAAGCACCTGCTGTAATAGCATACTCATTCTCACTAACTATAGAAGTAATACTCCTAGCACCATTTAGATTTCCTATTGCTATTCCACCTACTGCACCTGCTTCAGAAATAGTAACATTACTACTTCCTGTACTTAATCCATGAGCAACATGAGTAACATATACAGTAGCAGAACCTTCAACAGTTCTAAAAGCATCTGCTCCTAGCTGTACAGTAGAGTCCTCCATCAATGTACCCTTACATTGTGTAGTAGATTGTACAGAAGTAATTAGTATTTCAATACCATGATACCTCAATACAACGCCAACATGTTTAGAACTTGTGTAGTTTCCACTACCATCAGCAGAGCCAGTAACATCAAAGTAAGCGGCACTACAAGTACATACAACATTTGTTCCTGCTGTTGATGTACTTAATGCTAATGTCTGGCCTAAAACCTGAAATGAATTATAAGGCTGATATGTTTTCTTATCGTCAGAACGAGCATCAAAGGCATAAGTAGACACAGCAAAAGTAGTTAAAGATGTTCTTGTTAATTGTCTTGGCATAAAAGTTTGATGACATAGAAACATTACATCACCAGATTGAGCATAAGTTATTTCTTTATTATAAGTATCTGTGAATGTGCTGTTTGTTATTGTCTGTACTAATGAAACAGCACCAGTAGATACAGAACCATCAGAAGCAAAATCAATAATAAATATTCTCATTTTCCCATCTTCTAAAGAAACTATATATCGTTCATCATCTGAGAATATAAATGGAATAATTCTAACTTGTTGTTGTTCATCTGTATCGACAGTTGTATCAAACTCATAAAGGTTTTTTAAACCTGCTCTTTTTACTACCCCACCTTCTGCACGGATAAAAAAGTTCTCAAGTTTCTGTGCTGAATTAGTATAAACCTGTGTATCTGTTCTTGAAATTAACGAAGGACTTATTTCACCAAACTGAAAATTTGTTACAGGAACACGAACCTTCTGCATATTTATCTCCTGTTAGTAACAAACCTTGAGGTACTTAACTTTCTAGTTGTCTGCTGTTGGGCATCTAGGCTTCTTGCTTTAGCCATTGTTTGCTGTGCCATTGCCATCATCTGTTGTGCCATTGCCGCATCTCTAGCTATAGCAGTAGCAAAAGCAACAGCTAAAGAATACTCTACAGCTAAAGTAAAATAACTTGGGAACTTATCTTCACCTGCTCTGAATGTATAATCTGCTATTAATGAATCAGAAGCAGTAGTATTAGCATAAGCCTTATCACCATACATCTGGTATTCAATAGGGTAATCATTAACAGTTATAGCATGAAGCATTAAAATACCTGAAGGAAGCTGATATGCTCTATCGTATCTTCCTGTAGGTGCAGAAGATAATAAATTTAATGTAGCTTGGTTAGTCGCAAATCTCCACCTTGTATTGCACAAGGCAGTTCTAACAATATCTTCATACATATTAGTTGCTACTAATGCTTCTGTTGAGCCATCACTAAACGAAGTAATCGTGTCTGCTCCAATAAGCACACACGCTCTGCTACACATATCTATTGCTGAATCTGCTACTGTACTTGTCATGTTGGTTTAGGGGGATTTCTCCCCCTACTCCTTAATCGCTGTCTGTTGCAGTAACAGTTAAACCATCAACTACGTCAATGGCTGAACCAGTAGAAGCGTTTGCATACGTTAAACTAACCACTGGAGTACCACCAGTAGAAGTCACAGCAATGATTACATCATTAAGACCAATCATATTAAGTGACTCACCAGTAAAGTAAGCGGCTGTGTTAACAGTAGCAATCGTATCTGTTGTATGGTAGTGCCAAAGACTGACACCAGAACCACCTGCTAATCTAGTTAAATTTGCTGAATCATAAGCCATGTTTTATCTCCTTATGAGTTATTATCAAGGACTTCATAGATGCCGTTTGCGTCAATCACAACAGCACCCATTGACATCATTGATGTTGCTAGGTGAGATACCTTCTCAGGTACATAGTTAAGTTCAGTTGATACGTCAGAGTTAACACCCAAACCAACAGCAGAGCTATGGTAAGCCATATTCTTTCCTGCTGTAACTGCAGAGGTTGAGAAGAATTTAAAACTTAAAAATTCTTTCATAGTCATACCACCTGCAAATGGTAGGTTTGCATCACCAACATAGTCTGCACTTGCGAACTCGGTTATTGCAAATAAATCTGCAAAACCTTTTGGATTCATTGCACAGAATCTATTGCCATCTTCAGGCATATCAGCAACGCCAACAGTTTCAAACAATGATAGTACGTCTGCTTTTTCAAGAGCAGAACTTGTATCATGTATCTGAGTACCACTGGCACCTGCATCCATAGCAGTAATAAGTAACTCGTCAGTCTTACGACCTAGAGCCGCCGCCGCAGATTGTGCTATCGCCTGACGCTCATTGATGTTGGTTTTCAATTCATCCAACTTATCAATGTACTCAGCCGCATAATAATCTGCCATTGTGGCTTCTACTGTGGTGTGTGCTAATTCCATTGGAGTTACGTTACCATTTCTTGATTTGGTAGACGCTGTTCCTTTAGCAATTTTTTGAAAGCGTACAACGCTTCCTGCTACATTACCAATAGTTCTGACAGTATTCCGCAACTTAGACCCCATTCTTTGGTAAGCCATGTGAACATCTGATTCAAACTGCTTGATAAAAGCTGTATCAATACTATTCGCCATAGTATATCTCCTTATTTACAGTTAAATTTCACTTCATCTATACAGTTGTCTATCTAGGGTCATCTCATTGCGATTGTCCAAAGGGTCGCTCAATGGTAAATAGGCTGTGACTCTACAATATGTTTCACACTTTTTTCTTCTTTGCAACGAAAAAACTTCATAAACCTACCTGAACCATGCAAATACTTATGATTTACGTCAAAAAGAAAGCCACACCATATTAACCAACGCATAGTTCTTTTGTTTTCTTCAGGCACATAATTAAATATTACACGGAAATCTCCCTGTAAAACATCAATTACTTCAGGACATTTCCTTAGAAACTTACGATATTCTTTATACACATCATCAGTAGCAAGAAACCAAACTCTTCCTATATCATCATTCTCACGAACAACACCCATCATACCAATAGGAATACCCTTATTTAAAACAGTATAACTTCTGGAATCTTCCTCAGTAAATCCTTCTAACAATGCTTCATAAGGTGATAAGTCAAATAGAGAACACTCGTAAGCATCATCCTCACGAATGTTCTCAGCAATATGAGGTATATCACAAGCGAGACTCTTAACTAATGTTAGGTCTCCAATTTTATTTAAGATACTACGAGTAGAGTTTCTTCCAACCATCTTCAATCTGCTTTATAAAGGCAGGGTCTTGTTTTGTAGGATTCCAGTACTTAGGGTCTTTCATCATACTTTGTAAATCTCTTTCAGTTATAGCACCTGCTACACTACCATCACCAGAAGGAAGAGGAGTATCTTTCATTTCATTCATAATGTGTTCTAAAACCATTATGCCATCAGCAGTTTCACCTATCTTTACAATAGATTCATGCAACTTCTCTGGGAAATAGTTCTTAGCAAAGAGACCAACAGCTTCCGTTCTTTCCTTACCATTATCTCCAAGACGCTTTAGTTCATTATCATAATCAGGAGCATTAGCATTAATAGCATCAGCATACATTTGAATACCTTCTTCAAACTGCTCTTGATTGAATCCGTTATTAAAGGCATGGTCTGCCCACCATTGGAGCAATCCATTATCTACTGCTTCTTCTTCGTTGATTTCTTTCGGGAGGATGTAGTCACCACTTTTTTCTGGGCGATTTTCGTAACGCTTGGCTTCGGCTTCTGCCAAAACCTGCTCACGAATGTCTTTATCCTTTTGGCCCATCTTAGACTCAAGGCTTTCATACGATTTAACAAGGTC